GGCGCAGGTTTTCCACGGATGTCGCCTTGGTGGTGTAGTAGTTATTTTCGGTGACTGAGGTCATAATCCGCTCGGTTTCGTCGGCTGGTACTACGGTCTCTCCGCCGTTGAACCAAACGATTTCAGGCCCTTCCTCACCGACAAGGGCATACCCGCGCTCGGCGTTGTCCGTGCCGCTTGCGTACCCTGTCTGCGAAGATGTAGAACTTGAGCTCGACGAACTGCTGGATGATGTGTAGCCGGACTTGAGCGCCGCTGCGACCGCGTTTGCCGCCGCCTGAGCCGCTGTAACAGCACCTGCGGTATTGTTTTTGATTGCCTGCGTGTACGCTGACATGGTTTTCTTGGCTGCTGACGCTGCGTCTGTCTCCATGTTCATGCCGTCAATGGTGTCCGCGAGCTTTTGCTCAATTTCATCGAGCTTGGTAGAGAAATCGGTCTGAATCTCTGCCATTGTTGCGGCTGCGGTCTCTTTTGCCGTTGCCAGCTCTCCAAACTTGGAGTTGATGGTGTCTACCGTTGACTGTGCAGCGGTCGGGTCAAGGCTCCCGAGCTCGTCCGCGAGGGCCTGCACCTGTGCAATGCTTTCCGCGCTGCCGTCGCTGAGCTCTTGCAGGAGCTCGGGGTCTACGCCGAGGTTCTCGAGCTTGTCAAGGTTATCGCTGTACTCGTTAAAGAAATCAATCTGGCTTTGCCAAGCGTCGATGACCGCCTGACTGGACAGGCCCGCCTCGGTCTCCACCGTGTCGAACAGGCCTACCGTTCCGTCGAGGGCTTCCTTAGCTGCCGCGTATGCCTCGTCGTAAGCCGCGACAAGTTCATCCATTTCATCCTGAACGCTGTTGATTGCAGATGTGACCGCGTCCTCATAGGAAACGGTTTCCTCCGCCGCATCGCTGGTCGCTCCGACGTAATCTTCCATGGTCTCGACGCATTCTGCTTGCGCGGCCTGATTTTCCTCCAATGCCGCTTGAGCCTGTTCGAGTGCGTCGCCGTAATCATCGAGGTCGGTAGTCCAGCTCGCCCACGGGCTATCCTCCGTGTACCATCCGTTGGTGTACTGCTGGTAGGTTTCATCCCAATACATCCCGCGAGCTTCGCGTTCTGCGTTGAGGTTCGCCTCCGCCTCGGCCACTGCGTCTTGCAGCTCAGCCTCCTTCGCCAGAAGGTCAACGTATGTCGAATAGCTTTCCTCGTATTTCTGCTGTTCCGCCTGCTGCTTTGCCATAGCTTGCAACGAGGCGACTGTCGCATCGAGGGATTCCGTAACATCGTCATAGCTGAGTGCGAGGTCTGGAACCGATTCATTCAGCTTGTCAATGATGGCTTTCATTTGCTCCTGCTCACCGACGGTCAGGTCTGTTTGCGAGCCGAGCTCTTTCAGCTTGTAGATAAGCGCGAGCGTCCCGGTTTCTGTATCGTTGATTTCTTTGACGCTGTCCTGATATGTGCTAATGAGCTCTCCGTTGGCTTCGCAAAGGGCATCTATCTCAGCGGTGAACTCCTCGACGGTCTGCTTGTTCGCCTCAAAGCTGTCGTTCAGCTCATCCATTTCGTAACGAAGGGCGAGAGCCTCGTCGGAGGTTTCTCCGTACTTTTCTACCGCCTCGTCATACTCCGAATTGAGGTTCTGCAGCTCGTCATACTGCTTTTGGGTGCTTCTCGTCCATGTGTCGTATTCGTCCTGCTGGCTACTCAGCGTAGCCGCCAGCGCCACGACACCGGCCACAACAGCCGCTATAGCTGTTACAACAAGGAATATGGGATTGATGGCCATGACCGCCGTAAGAGCCGTTGTCGCCACGGCAGCCACTTTTGTCGCCAAGACATAGCCACCGAGGGCCACGGCTACAACGCCGATAGCCACGGCCACCGCAGTAACCGCCGAAACGACCGCCGGATGCTCATTCACGAAGTCGGTCATACCGTTCATAACGTCCGTGAAAAACTCCACCGCGTTTTCAACGGCGGGAGCTAATACATTTCCCACGGCGATTCCGAAGTTGCTCGTTGCATTATCCATCATGGAGATTTTGCTTTCGAGCGTTCCGTACCGCTTTTCTGCCTCCTCTGTGAGCGCGGTGTTTTCACTCCAAGCCGTGTTTGCTGTGTCGATTGCATCAGAAAGGCCGCCGCTATTGTTTGCGAGTGATTTGATAGCGTTCGACAGCCTTATCTCGGTAATTCCCATTTCCTCGAGCATTACCGTAGCCGTCGCTCCGTTTCTTTCCGTGTCGTTCAGACCGGAGATAAAGGCATAAAGAGCGTCAACTGCTTTTGTTCCGAATAAGTCTGCAAATTCGTCAGCAGTCATACCGGCCACATCCGCAAATTGCTCGAGTTGGTCGCTGCCAGTCTCCACCGCCACCTGCATTTGGGTTAGCATGGTTGACATGGATGAGCCGCCAGCGTCCGCCTCAACGCCTACTGACGATAGGGCCGCTGAAAGAGCAAGGATTTCCGGCTCCGTCAATCCTGCAAGGGTTCCGGCGGATGCCATTCTCGTCGCCATTGCGGTAATATCCGCCTCTGTGGTGGCAAAGTTATTGCCGAGCGCGACGATTGTGCTGCCGAGATTTTCATAGTTGCTGGCCGACATACCGGTTATGTTAGAGAATTTTGCAAGCGATGAGGCTGCCTCGTCTGCGGTTAGGTTGGTTGCCTCCCCGAGGTTTATCATGACCTCCGTAAAATCCATAACATCCTCGGTCGCTACGCCAAGCTGACCGGCGGCCTCTGCGACCGCTGCAATATCCGTCGTTGTGGCCGGGATGGTGGTGGAAAGCTCCTGCACCTCGTCGCTTATTTCCGCGAGCTGTTCCGTGGTTCCGTCAACCGTCTTATATACGCCTGTAATGGCGCTCTCGAACTCGATAGCGGCGCTCACAGTGCTCGCAAAGCCGTCGTAAATCTCCTTGAGTAGCTTTGCTATGCCTGCTGCTACAAGGACATTCTCGAGCTTCTGAATAGCCTCTGATGACGCGTTACCGGCCTGCTTTCCTTTCTTGCCTGCCTGTTCGCTCCTGTCCCCGAAATCCTCAACGCTATCGGCGGCGGAATCTGCTGCGCGGTTTGCCTCGTCGAGCGCATCGCCCATTTCATCCGCCGCCTGTGCGCTGCCGTTTATTGCGTCCTCTGCTTCCTGTGAGCTACGGTCAATGCTGTCGAGGCCCGCCGTTAGCTCGTCGGTGGAGGAGGCGGCCTCGCTCATGGACGACGACGCGGTGCTGGCTGATTGAGCTACGCCGTCAACCGAACGGGCCGCCTGAGCTCCGCCGGTCGTCGCGCTGGTGAACGCCCCGTCAGCCGCGTTTCCTGCGGCCTCGAGCTGCGTCGCGACGCTGTTCCCGCTATTACTTATCCGGTCGAGCTTCGCACTGATTTCATCAACCAGCTTAAATATCGCGGTTAGGTTAGCTGCCAAATCAGCCGCCTCCTCTCTTTATTGGAATGGTGTCAAGCCTGCAAGGGTGCTCTATCTCGTAAACTTCCGAGGCAATATAGAATAGCTGACGTTCCCTCGGCATCGCATCAAACTCCTCCATTCGGAGGTTGTGCCGCTGCCAAAGTAGGTGCGCCCACCACTCGTTGCTCCCTTTGCAGGCAATTAGTTTTTTGCGGCATCAATGGTCTCGTCGTCACCGATAGCTTCGCCGCCTATTCCAAGAACGGACATAACCATTCTGCTAACGTGCGAAAATTCATCGGCGCGAGAGAACACAAGCCTTGGCATTTCCGTAATATCCACACAGCCGTAATACTCCATCAGCTTCTTGTCCTTGAGGTCGGGGTAAACCAGCGCCTCGGCGATAACGTGCCGGGCGGCGCGGGCGTTGTCCTTTTCGGTTTTGAAAACCACCTCGCCGAGCGCAATGTAGGGGTTCCCTTTCTTGTCGAGGGCGACGCTGCGCTTGCGGTAGTTCTCATTGATTTTCTGAATTTCGGCCTGCGTCAGCACCTTGATTTCAAGGTTGATGACCTCTCCGTTTTCATCCTTGAAGGTCTCGGGGCCGGTCTTTGTCGCGCATGAAATATTTCAGGTCTTTCGCCATGACTTATTCCTCCTATTTTTTGATAAATAAGAACTCCTCAATTACTATCGGAGCCCCGTTCATTGTCAGGTCGTCGTCATACTTCCCGCAAACGTATTCAACCTTGTTTGCTACGTTGTCGTTGATGATGATTTCCTTCGTGCCGTCGGGCATTCTGATTCCCAAAATGATTTTGCAGTTTTCAGCGCCGGTCGAGGCGCTTTTGAAAAGCTCTTTTCTTGTCATGCTTTCCTCCTTAAAAAATGAGCAGCCCCTCCGGTTTAATGGAGGGGCTACGCTTCGTTAGACAATATTCTTTGCATTGAACGATATGGCATCGTCCACCTGAGGGGAAGGTCTCCGGTGAGAACGCAGCCCACGCAGGTCGTGACATAGCTGCCGTTTTCGGCGTAGTAGTCGCTGTTCTCGTCGTTCATGATACCCTGAATCGTCATTTCAGGGGTAGCGCCGTTCTTGATGTATTTCTTGATGATTTCATCAAGCCACTTTGTCGAACGGCGGCGGGTAATGCTGCCCGTGATGTTGTAGCCGAGCCAACGGCTGCTGTCGCTGCGCTCGCCGAGCTGCTTCCCCTTCCACACATCGGGCGTGAATTTGATGTCGCATTTAACGCTGTCCATCACTTCTACGCCGTCAATGAACACTTTTCCCTCACGGAGGGAAATGGGGCTCTTGTTGTATTCCATAGACATAGCTTAATCCTCCTTATCTCGTGGTGACGGTGAAATAGAGCTTTTCGGAGCTGTCCACCGGCTTGATTCCCACGTTGAAATAGGTCTGGTCGCCGGTGCTGGTGCTCCGGTCAACAAGGAAATCATTGTCGTAGTCAACTTCGGTAATGGCTCCCTTGTCCTCAAAGGTCTTGATGATAGATTTGCCAATGCCCTCCATCACGTCCCAGCCGTCCGAATCGTTGTCATACTTATTCGGCGGGAAATTGATAGTGCAGGTTTCCCCAAAGGTGTCGAGGACGCGCAGCACACGGTTCTTGCGCCAGCTCTTGGCCTTTTTCCCGGTGAGCGTAATGAGGGAGTTGATGTCGTATTCGACGACGACCGCACCCTGCTCGCTGAACGAGAAAAAGTATTTACCGGCGTTGATGGCCGCTACCGCTGCGGCGTGGTTCATCGGGTCAACGATGTCCACCGCGTCATCCACCGCCTTATAGGTGTTGCTCGTGACGTTGTCCGCTCCTGCGTCCGCCCCGGCTACCCATGCCGTTGCCTGCGCGTGTGTCAGGGTGGTTCCGTCGGAGAGGATATAGCTGTTGGCGACGTTGATAATGCCCTCGTAATCGCTGGCATAGTCGGCCACGACCGCCTTGCGATACTTGCCTACGTCCTCGCGCAGATACTTGATTTTGCTCTTGAGGGCCGCGAGCATGGCCGTTTCCATGTCTGTCCCTCCGCGCTGTCAAGGAACGTGGAAATATCGCTCGCCGTAGCGGTTCCGTTTGTGCCTCCGGCAAGGCTTGTCGCGGTGGTGGCCGCAAGGCTGGCTGACGGTGTGGTAGCCGTGAATACAATCCAGTCCGTGCTCGCTGCGATAAGGTCTGCCACGGTGGAGAGCCCCTCGAACGTGTCTACCGCCGTCGAGCCGAGGTAAACCGTCACGTCGAAGCCGCTCAGGGGATTGGCAACAACATCAAACTTGAGGTCATTGCCTCTTGTGCCGCCGTACTTTGCAGTAGCGACGAGCGTACCGAGCGCGGACACGGTCGCCGTCGCCTTGCTGCCCTGAGCCGGGATATAGACGATGACCGTTTTTGCGTTTTTGAGCGCCTCGCGGATTAACAGCATTTGGGCGTTGCTGTCATAGACGCTGTAGCCGAGCGCAGAATAGTTCTCGTCCGGCGCGGAGTTGGTGATAGTCAGAAATTTGGCCGCAGGCCCGTATGAATGGTTAATCAACGGGAGCAGCACAACGCCGCGTTCGCTGGCCCCGAGCACATCCTGCTCGGAGCTCTCGAAATTGATGTATGTGCCGGGTCTGACTTTCCCGACAGTTTTATCAAAAGTTCCACCAGCCATTAGACTTTAACCTCCTTTGCGAGGCACTTTTCGATGTGCCTCTTGATGTCCTCTTTGGTGTACTCTTTTCCACCATCAAGGTCATTTGTTGCTCCGTCAAAGGTGCTCGACGTAACGCCGAACAGCTCGACGCAGTATTTCCGCAGCTTATCCAGCGTGAAAACCGGGTCTGCCGCTGCCGTTTCGGAGGCTACCTTTTCGGTAGTTTCCTCCGCTGCGGCTGTCTGCTTTTTCTCAGCCATAACAATTCCTCCTTATGTGATTGGATATGTGCCTGCCTTTTCGACGTTCGGGTAATCAGTGATGCACCGTTCTACCGCTGCCGCGTATGCCGCTGAAATCGTCCTCTGCAGGTAAATGTCCGGGTTTTCCCATCCTTCGATGTGGAAGTCCTGCATTTTGGTCGCTTCCGGGTCATCGTAGGGCCTGCGGCTCGTCCAATAGACCTTTAGCGTGGTCGCGCCTCTGTCCGCGCCTTTTATCTCAGGGTCGTCTACGCGCAGCTTTTTCCCCGTGGGGTTGCCGTCCTCGCCGATGATAGGCACAAGGTTCCTGCCGCGCTTCAAGGCCAGCAGAGCCAGCAATGCAAGCTCGTGAGCGGCCTCCGAAGTGTGACCGAAAAACTTGATATACCATGCGTATTCCATCGCGTAGGTGCGGAACGTCTCGCCCCGCGTCGATATTTCGGGCGAGGGGAAGTATGCCGCCGGTACAATGAAGTCCTGCGGCACGTCGTAGTAGTACGGCGAGGGGTTTCCCGCTGCGTCGAGCGTGAATTTGATAATGCTTGCGATTTCCTGCTCGAGCATTTTCTCGCCTCGCTTTCTTAAACCGCCCCGAAGTAGCTGTCGAGCCATCCTTGGAGCTTCTTTTCCAAAAAGGCGGGGTACATCTTGTCAAGGATTCGCAACGCGCTATCCCAATAAGGTTTACCATCTACCCAATGCTGCTTGAGCACCATTCCGCCTTTCTCGTTTGGGTCATAAATGAAGCGGTCACCTTCCCACCGTCCGGGGACGAACCTCCGTTCAACTCCCTTTGGGTTAGTCCAGTGACCGTCGTTGACGTATGTGGCGTAGTCGAGGGTTGTGCCGACCTCCAACGTGAGCCCGCCGTCGCTCAGCTCCCATACGCTGTTGTCGTTGCCCTTGTGGAAGCTGATAAGCAAGAGGCGGGTGTCCAGTACCTCCCGCCGTATTATTTCATCCTCTAAGACGCGCAGAAACTCGTCTCCGAGGCCCTCAAGAAACAGCTCAAGCTCCTGTTTGAATCCTCCCTTTGCTGCGGCCCCTACACGTTCAAAGAACTGTTTGAACTCCGCCATGTCTGTCACCACATATTTTGCCATTATAGCGGCTGCTGTGCCTCCGTCCTTCTGAGGTAAACATACAAGTGGTGGCCGCGAATGTTGCGCGGCGATTCGGCGGTGTAGCTGAGCCCGGAACCGTTGTCAACGATTTTGTCATTGAGCCTGATGTCGGTTCCCGTGGGGAGTGTGAGCTTGATTTTGGCTTCCATTATGGCCGCCGGTTGCGTCTGCGTTATTGTAACGTTTCGCGAATCAACTCCGAAATGGCAAGGCACATTGCTCAAATCGGGGTCTTTTGGGTAAGTGTGCGTCGGGGAGGAGGGCAGGTTATATCCGGGTGAACCGTCGCCTTTGACGATGTGATAGATGTCGCAGGTGTGGTCTAAGAGCTTTTCAATGCTCATGCGCGTCCTCCTCTCACAGCTTCCGCATACGGAGCGTTACTCCGCTGCGCGGCTGGACGACGATATATCCATCAAGCAGGGGCTTGATGTCGAGGCTTTCAACGTCAATGGTTTTCGTTTCCGTGGTGTAGCTGTAGTCGTCGAATGTCTCGCTTTTCATCGTCGCCGTGGCCGCGTAGGAGTTGTAGGCGTATGCTTCTGCCAGTAGAATTACTGCTGTCTTTACCGGCGCGGGAATTGAAGGGTATGCATCACCGTCCGAAAAATCGTTGTTCGTGTAGGTGATAACATACTGCTCCGCCCGCGTTATATCCGTTTGCAGCTTCGCATCAGTCCGGTTTTTCACCGCGTCTAGTAGTACCTCCTTTACGCTGGGAGTTTCATCACAAAAGCGTAAAACTCGGCTTTACCGGCTGTCGCTGCGGTGCCGGTTTGGGTGAACTTAGCCTTGACTTCGATGTCCGATGCTCCCACGGCAGTCCAAGCGTTCTTGACGTTGGTTCCGGCAGAGCCCTCGGCAACGTCGCCAGAAGCCATATAAGCGTCATCGTCATCCGCGTTGCCGAGCACCACGACGTTGGTTGTGGCAGCATTGAACGCCGTAAGAACATTGCACACAAAACGCGTTGCAACAAAGCCTTTCGGGAGCTTGTTCTTGAGGGAAACGCCGGTGTCCACGTCGGTCGTGTTAAAGGCAATTTCCCCGAGATAGATGGCCTGCTCAATGCCGGTAGCGCCATCGTTAAAAAGATTGTCCAGTTTCATTGTTATTCCTCCTTATCACTATTGGGGCTCTGCTGGATATCCATCATCGTGTAGCTGCCGCCACCGTAGACGGAAATTGCCTGCATTAAGTCCGCTTTTGTTTTGCATTTGGTGATGTCAATGCTGTGCGCATCTGCATAGGCACTGAGCTCAGCCTTTGTCATAGCTTCCAGTTCCTTCGGGGATGGAATTACTTCCGACCCGGTACTGTCGTCGTCGGAAATAATACCTTCCGGGGTTCCGTCCGGTTCCGTATCCGTGGATGAGGCTTGTTCTCCGACGAGTTGGAAATAGCCGTCTGCTGTGAGGCGTTCGATTTCGTCGGTGTCGCTCACTTCTACGAGCGGATTGGCTTGCGTGGCGTGAACAGAGCCGGAGTAGGAGAGCCCTTTTATGAGCTTAAGCGTAGCCATTGCTGCGCCTATTAGGAGATAGAGGCGAGGCCCTTGACGACGACAGTTGCATCAAGTTCCTCTACGATAGCGTCGAAATC